GTCGAGGTGGGGTAGACCGCTTGACCCGGGGGCGAACAGGAATTGTGTGGTCCCTGTTGCTACTGGGGCCAGCAGCTCCTTGTAACGGACGATAACGGTCCCCGGTGGGAGTCGCGCCTGGCGACGCGATCTCCTGCGCGTATTCGGCGCGGAAGTCGGGGTCTTCTTCGAATTGCCTCTGTTCATCTTCACTAATGCCCCAAATAAGAGCAAAATTAGCACGTGTTTCGCCAGTGATAGGAGTGATGGATTCGCCTGCTGCAGTTTGATACAAAGGGCCAAACATCGGCAATCCAGCCCACTCGTGGATGCCTCGCAGTACTTTCTCACGCTGAGTTTCATTATGTATCGAGTATCCTGTCCGACGTATTTCTCGTCGAGGATCGCGACATAGTCTCGGGACACCGTTGGCATAAAGTAGCCTACGGCTGCAAAATTCAGCGTGTTGCATCGGTATAATTTTATATTCGGGCTTAAGCCCAGCTTCAGTTAGGAGGCTAATATTTAAATTCTGTTTCATAGTGGGTGTGATCGCGGCTAGCATATCATCGCCCTCAACCTTAATGCGTCCAAGGGGAATTCCGAGAGCCTGCATAAGGCAAGCATTAACCAAACAGTTCCCAATACTCGTGTTGACATCTCCAGACATGCGCGTACCGTCCACGATATATGCGGCGTTGTTACGCGTACGGACGTAATTATGCAATTGCATTTGTAGCGCTCGTGCGACGGATTTGGGAAAGCAATGGGAGTATATCACATGTTCAGTATTCGATAAGAGTTGTGATGACAAACTCCGGTCAAATCTGGAGAAGTCAATTTCGAGGGCCATATCAGACATCTGGGACAACCTGTCTATCTCGGAGGCCTTGGCCAATGGGTCTAGTCCCTTAATGAAAATTGGCAATCGTTCCCGACATTGTAATTCAAATGCGGCCATCCAAGGACCAATATGAGCCTTGAAAGAGTCAACTCGTGCCTGGATGGCACGCGGGTGTTTAATGTCGTCGAGTTGCTCAATCTTCTGGAAGAACTCCACCGTCCACTGCAGAGGACAGAGGCGGGCGATCTTTAGCTGCTCTTGTCGGGCAGGCGCGAATCGGCGGACCCAGAGGTCGAAGTCCATGGGTCTATCCACTTTGCCGATCCTGAGTGCAATATTATTGGCTGCCTCCCGGATGTTTGGATGTAGGCGGATTGGGCGTGATGGGGGAAGAGAACGTGTAAAGATGCTGGTGAGCTCATTCTCAAAGGTGGAAGCTGGGATGTTGGTGGGGACAGCAGGAAACCATATGCTGTCGAACCATCGTGCGGTCTTAAGCTTGACACCTGAGAACTGTCGGAGGAACTTAGAGAAGCCGCCAACTAGCTTTGCTCGTGAATGGTCATACAGGGTGCGCGCTTGCAGTCGTGAAATTGGTAACGTGTATGCAAGCACAGACGTTACACGAGATAGTGGTTCGAAGGACCACAACAAGTGTGTCATGCGGTACCAGAGGGTACGTTGTTGCTCAACAGCGCGTACTGAACTGATAAGCTCGTTCACAGCAGAGATCTCGTCCACAGGTATCTGGCCCCAAGCTTGGCGAGTGGCAGCCATGCCCTTCTTAAGGGCTATAACCACCTGCTCGTCAATGCCATCGGGGATAGGGATGTCTCGTGTGGAGAAAAATGTGCGAGCCCTCAATTGCCCAGTATGGATAAGTCGCGTTGTGATAGACACACCAGTGAACTCAGGTACTAGGTATTCGATGAGTTCTGTGCTTGGTGGTTCATATGGCACATCCACGGGCTCTAACAACCTATCAAACAGAGAAGCAGGACGTACTTCTCCAATGTATGCGTGGCAGACGTCTATGCGGCCACGCGAGTAAAAAGATATGGTTGTGTATCCAGTGGATATACAACATTCGGACTTAAGCCACACTGGTGGATGTACGTAGGGATGATCATTCCCTCTAGTGCGAACTTCCAGCTGAC